GGAGGTTCGACGGTGAACGTCTGCCAGGACTCCTCTAGGTCTGCTGGTGTTTCATCGTGATCGACCAGAACGGCCATCCGGATTGAAAGGGGGCTTTCAGCGATGATTGTTGGGGTGATACTATCGATTGAGTTTGCAGACATGCGAAACCAGCCCGTTCGGAATTGCGCGGTCATCGTTTCCCCGCCGGTCATCAGTCTGGAAAGAGTCGCAAGGCGGCCGCTTGTCGTTGTGAATTGCGTGTTGGTGCCGAGATTGTGCCAAGAGTTTGCTGGGTAGTCTGTTTTGGCCCACGTCTGGCTTTCAGTATAATAAACCCATTGCTCGGGCACATCTTGATAGGTTCTCCCAATGATAATCATGGTCTGGTCAGCGGCAGTGTGCATGCGCCAGTCACCGCCCATCTCAACCGCGCAAATGATCTCATCGGTAATCGGTCGAGTGAAAGCGCCGACAAGCGACATGGCCCCGCGGGACAGCGTTTCAGCCACAGACACAACGCCCATAGATGTGAGGATCCACAAGTCCGTGCCGACCTGAGTGAAGCAATCCTTGCCAAGCGGCGCTGCGATCTTCGGTCGAGACAGGAGACGCCAGTCATTGGAGTCGCCAGGATCTAGACCTTCGTAGAGAACCATATCTCCGGTGCTCGTAAAGATGGCCAAAACATCGTTCATGCCGTGCCCAGCATCGACAGTAAGCGACACGATGTCCTGAATTGTCCCCCTGATATTGCCAAGGCGATCGAGCGGGAACCGCGTCAATTCACCAGTGATTGCCCCGACACCGCCATAGTAGAATTCAAGCGTGCCGCCACGTTTCCAGAAATACGGGCGATCATGGTGGGCAACAAAGCCGTCAAAATCGCTTTGAGTCACGCCCGTAGATGTCGTGAACTCTGTTGACTGGAACGTTCCGCCATCGAACCGCAAAGGATTGCCGAGGCCGTCTGCGACAATTGTGTTGCTGCTTATTTCGCCAAAGCTGGCGCGTCCGTTGAACGGTCGAGTGAAGCTTGTGAAGCCGGCGCTTATGCGCTCGCTGGTGATTTCGAGATACAGACTTTTTGAAGCAAATTCGTAGGGAATGCGTTGCAATACGGTCGATTCTTCGGTGTCGTAGTTGAACGAGGGACGCGTTTCCAAAGCTGCACCATTGGACCTCCAATTGATCAATTCCCCTGAATAGTTGACGTTCATCTCTGCGTTTTTGGCTTCCGAAAACAGGCCGCCCACGGGCAGTGGGATTGGCACATCCTGCCCGAGTCCGGACATACCTGCCCGATTGCGTTGCGCGCTTGCTTGTTGGCGACGTCTCAAGGGGCTGGTCATGTTCGGATCATCCAATTTACTGCGACGACTGGCGGGATTATGGGAACGGACTCCCCGCCGCCTGTGTTCCCGACTGTCACCCCGGTCGATGACGTAGAGTTTGTGCCGGCCGCAGTTGCGTCATCGATAGAGATACCGGTTGCCGAAGTGCCGGTTGCGCCTGCGCTGTGACCATCGGTGCCGCCCCACGCGATCGTCCCGGTTGCGCCATTAGTTGTCTCGGTATGCGCGTGACCGGGGTCTGTAACTCCATGGCTGTGCGGTGTGCCCGTGAACGTGTGCGTATGGCCGGGGTCTGTGACAGCGTGGCTATGCTCTGGCAATTGCGCCTCTGTCAGCGTCACCGATGCGGCACCACCTGTGTTTGCCAATTCTAAAGCGGGATCACCACCAGCCCCGAGGACTGAACGTCCGCGCAGGTCAGGAAGCGTGAATGTCTCGTCATCTTCACCGTAGGTCGCACCAATCACGTCATAGAGCGCCGGGTACTCTGTTTTGAGCAACGTCTGACCATTGCAAATCTTCCAGCCGTCCCCTGGCTCTGTGTCGCGCAGAGTCGGCGCAAGCGTCCCTGTTGGGGACAGCAAGGCCGCAATTGCGTTGATGGTGCTGTCCAGCTCAGCCAAGGGAACGTCGTAGGGCCGTGTCCGTCTGCGTGACTGAGTGACAACGGGGATTGCGATTTCTGGCATTAGCTCACAATCCAGGTGTTCCCGTTGTCGTTATTGGCGTCCAGAGGCCAGCAATCCCAAGTGTCGCCGCTATTCCCCAGGCGAAACCCGCGACCACCACCAGCGTCTGTGGCAATCTTGTGCTCGACTTGGTTTTCATACTCTGCGGCCCGCTCTGCGTATGGCAGGCCAAGCGCGCGTTGCAGGTGGAACGTCATGCCAACCGAAAGGATATAATCATCATCAAACGCTGGGGTATCCGTGTCGGCTGTGAACTCGGCGCGGCGCACTTGCGGCGCGGGCTCGCGCTCGCTCAGCAAGTGAATGCGCTTCAGGATCTCTTCCGGTTCTTTGGGCCAAACACCAACGTCGAACCCTGGCTCTTCGTCGTATTTGAAATTGGCTGAATTGGATTCTTGCACCAATGATGCATCATCAAGCTTGAGCCAGCCGTCGCGCGAAACCGCCGGCGCATTGATCTGCAACGGCGTTGTAGACAGATTGATGTCGCCGTCTTGGATGGCGGACACCACCGGATAGCGGCTCACATACTCGATTGCCACCAGCTCGTCAGCTTGCGGCGTCGGATCGATCCACAATAGATTGTTGCGGATCCTCCAGCCATGCGGCGCCACAGATGCAGAACCGCCATGAATCCACCATGCCCATTGTTGGGGGGACGCGGGGCCCAATAGGCCCATCGGCCAGCCGTTGCGCTGTTCCGTGCCTGGAATGATCCGGAGAAAATCGGGGGGCATGGTGTAGGCATACCGCCCCGCCTGCATTGCAAACACCCATGTCGAAGACAGCTCAGACATACCCGTCCAGTTACTTCTGGTCAGGTAGTCGCGCATGATGTCTTTGGCCGCCGTCCTGAGGATCTTGGCAATGCGAGTGTTTGTGTCGAACAAGGTTGTGGGCGCCGGCGCTGTTGCATCGCGCTCAGCCGCTTCAATTGCGATTTCCAGAATTGAGCGTGTCACGGCGCCCCCCTATTTATGCGAGCGGATCCGGATCGCCGCCCGCCAGGTCATCATTGCCGGTTGCCATGTCACCACCGGCCAAGAAACCGTCGTTTTCATCGATCGTATCGACACTTTCGAAACCGACAGCGTCAGCCGCTGGATGGACTGGAACCGTAACCGTCTGCTGCGCTTGCGCTGGTGTCAGCGTTCGCAACGCCTTGGCTTCAGCTTCGGCCTGCATCGCGCGGGCTTGGGCGGCTTCAAGTTGCTTTTGCAGTGAGTCCAATGTCGCATGCATCTTCGCTTCGTTTTCAGCCGCAAGGACGATGTCCGACGACCCTTCCTTGGTCTGCATCCATTTGTCGGCCACGCGATAGATCCGAGCGGCGTCCATACCAAGCTGCTGGGCCCGGTCATTGCCAAGAGCAAGCAGGTCTTCCACGCAGTAGATTGCGTGCATTTCCATCAGGTTGATCTCGGAGCGCGACACACCAGGCAATTCCATAAGAGGCGTGCCATTCATCGGGCCAGTTTCGAAATTGGTGAAGTGTGCGTATTGCTCGGGATAGTGCCGTGCGGCGTCTTCCTTGGAGATAAATGCGTGCGAGCGTGTCAGGCGATCACCGACAGGCTGCTTTGCCAAACAAAGACGTGTCTCAATCAAGCCGTGCTTGTCTGGGTTCTTGGTCTTGAGGCGCACTTGCGCCCAGAAGAAACCGACATGAACTGAGCCCTTGGCGCTGACAGGGGCCAAGTGAGTGGACAGGTCGGCGCCTGTCAGGTCGCGAGTGACTGAAGAGGCGCTTTGATTGGGGGCCATCATCTGCATTCTTGGATCTCCGAAAGAGTGATAGGCGCGGACGTCAACCGCCCGCGCCTGATGAGTTAGTCGCCGAGAATGCCGTTGAGCATCCGGTTTTCACAGATAAAGTTACCCATGCCCGCAATGATAACGGTATCGCTGTCCTCGGTCAGGGGCCGACGCGGCCCGCCAAGAACAACGTTGTTCCGCTTCTTGTGCATGGTCAATTCGATCGTGTTCAGGTTCAGGAACTTCATCCCGACAGGGGCATACCCGCCCTGACCGCCATCCGCGACAACCGGCACGGTCTCAAACATGATGTTCGAGAAACCGCCCGACGCCAGGTTCTTGTCCGAAAAGCGCTGTTGCGCTTGCAGACCCTGGTTGTAGGTCGAGTAGTAGCTGTTGTCGCTGACAATGAGATTGACCTTGTCTGTGCCGCGGCACGTCTCAAGGTACAGATCCAGCATGTCACCGTACAGCGCGGCGGTTGTTGCACCACCGGTCACTGCGCGCTGGTTGTCCCACCAGGAATAGGTGGTCGAATTGATGCCGCCGACAGTGGCGCCAGCACCGGAACTGACCAAAAGACCAAGGCCACCGAATTCCTTGCCGGAATAGGTGGTGCCGTCACCGTGCGATGCCAGGTGCATTTGGTTCTGGATGGTCTTTTCAGCGTGACGCTGACGGGACTTCATCATCGAAATGACTTGTTCCTGACCGTCGTTCTGGAGCATTTCCAAGCCGCTGATGGACACGCCGCAAGCATATTGCTTCCACGGGAATTCAGCGGACGTCAGGACTTCCTGACCGGCGACATTCAGACCTTCGCGCCCGGTGTACCATTGGAAGTTGTTATTTTCGTCGCCCACCATGATCGGCGTGGTGATCGTGCGGCCGCCACCAATGGTGCGCATCCGCTTGCGGCGGCGCAGCTCATAGTGAAGAATGTTGTTGCGAGAGACCGCGTCAGCGATGTGCTTGCGACGATGCGCAAGCGTCGATGTCATGATCTCGCCCCAGTTTAGATTGCCTGACATAATTTACTCCGTCGGCGATCCCATGTGCTTTATGCGCTGATTTGGCTTTTGATAGCCGCGCGGATGACGTCCTCGATATCGTCACTTTGCACCGGGCGACGGGGGGCACCTTGGCCAGCGCCGTCAATGTTTTTGCTGGCCGCCTTCGATTTACTCAAGGTGGCCGCTTGCTGTTGTGGTGATGGTTGTGGCACCGGGGTAGGCTGTTGTGCGGCGGAATTGCCGCCAAACGATGACATCATCTGTTGCGATGCTTGGTTGTAAAATTCGTCAAGCTGAGTCACGTTCACGCGCTGACCGGTCTGGTCGTAGAAATTCTTGACCGCCTGTTCGATCATCGGGCGCAGTGTCGCGTAGTGTGGCCGCTTCAGGTTGCCGGATTCATCGGTTTCGTTGACAAAATTCAGGTAGTCACGGCGCGCTTGCTCTTGATGCTGGCGCTCTGGCGAGTCCGGACCCTTGATTTTACCCATGCCGTTTGCCGCGCGCAGCTCTTCGTTTTCACGCCTCAGAGCTTGGGTCTCAGGATCTTCGAAAAGATCATCATCTTCCCGCTTTGAAATTTTCAGATTGAGTTTTTCGGCAGCGGCGCTGAGCACATCAAACTCTTTGCCCTTTTCAGAGGCCATGCTTTCGATCGCCCAAGCGAGGTAATCCGCAGGGTCTTCATGCGCATGCGTTGCGATCCGGATAAGCCGCTCCGACATTTGAGCCGGTGTTGCCCCAAAATGAGAAAGCTGTGATTGCGCATAGGGCGATTGAAAAGGTTGAAGCGCATCGTCGGCCGCGCGGATCCGCTTGGCGACTTCCGCGCGATGCGTATCCGGCAGGTCTTTGATCAGGTCCGAAACCGAGGCCTGTGAAATATCACCTAGCTCGTCATCGCTGGATGTTTCGTCTGGCTCTTCAGGCTTGGTATCTTCAGGCTTGGTATCTTCAGGCTTGGTTTCAGCCTTTGGCGCATCATCTGAGCTCTTGCTGTACTTGCCCTTGAGGTTTGCATCAGACGCAAGCTGCGCCGCCTCTTCGATACCAACAGTTTCTGCTACTTCGGGATCTTCAAGCGGCGGCTGATCCAGACCAGCGTCATCATCATCATCGGCCATTTGCTGTTGCAAGGCCTTGCGAATGATTGCGGTTTCTTCGTCATCTTCGTCTTCGAGAGCGGTGTCTACAAAGATGTCGTCAAGATCATCATCGGCCATGGGGGACTCCGTTTAGATTGTCGCCAGATCATGGCGGCACGGAGTCACGATGTGCGGCGATTTTATTCTGACGTTTTTTCAGCCGCAGATACGCGAAAAGAATGTTGGGCCAGCAAAAGGCAATCGACAAGCGCAGCGCGGGCTCGGTGCCTTGTTCTTTGGGACTCTGCTGGAGCCTGGCGAAAGGAGATTGCAGCGTCCAGAGTCCCCATGATTTGACCGCTTAATCTGTTCATGGCTTCACGGAATCTTTTCTCTTCATCCGTCTCGCCGTTTGCTGGGAGCAATATCGTGTTCTTGGTCATTCGATGATCTCAATGTCCGAGGCGTCAATTTCAGTGCCATCATCCAGATCACCGGCCTCCATCGGCGCTGCCTTCAGGTCTGGCGGTATATTGAGTGGGTCGGTTTCTATGAAACGCTTGATATCGCTTACTATTTCTCGGTCAACCTTGTAATCATAGGTCCAATGATCATCATCCTTGGTGATACCCTCATCAAACTCGACCAGATCATTGCGCGCCATGTATTCGCGCTTTTCATGGCGACTACCGATAGTTTCGGCTGTGTCCAGGAGTCCGGTCCTGAACGCTTGGAACGGGGGCGTGATCTGCGGCGTGGAAAGATCGCGATTGCGCGGGGGCGCTGGCTTCCTGCAATTGTGGGGCCAAGGCTGGTCCAGCCGATGCTCGCCGCCACACGTCTTGCACGCGCGATATCGACCAGGTGCGCGATCTTCGCGATGGCCGAATATTTTCTTGTGGCGGTCTGGGTCTACGGAATACTGCATCTGTCAGTGCATTCCGGCTGGGTTGCGCGCGCTGTTCATCATCGCTTTTCTCGCGAAGTCGTAAAGCTTGTTGCAAGCGTCTTCACGCGCGGCAGTTTCCTCGCATCCAACACCAACGGAATTGATTCCGTTCTTGAGAGTAAGAACGCAGATGACCATCTGCGAGTCATCGGGGGCCCAATAGGATTCTCTTTTGATGTCATCAGGCGTCAGGCGCAGCGTGCCTGAATTTTCGTTTTGGATATCAGTCTGGGGCACTTTGTGACCTCCATCTATTGGATTGCGAATATCTCAGCGACCGCCTTTGAACATTTTCATAAATTCCAGTTGCGCGGGGTTCACAGCGCCCTCGGGTAATTGGCTGGCCAGAAAGTCGAAAATGCCAAGCTTTGGGGGCGTGTGCTGCTGTTCGTGGTGTCCACCCATTGGAGTGCGTGCGCCGCCATGCATTGGCGGGGCTTGCATCGGCGCTTGCGGCGCTGGACTGGTCCCTGGTGCGGCGTACATCGACTGTGTCGGCGTGGCAAATGTCGGTGTCGGTGCTGCGGCGGGCTGTGTTTGCCCTCCTTGGAAAAGACCTTTCATCGCGGATCCCCCTGTTGAGCCTGTAGGTCATTTACACTTGGTGGCGGCGCTTCTGCGGCAGAAATGGCCGCGTCAGCGGAGCGCTCGACCATACGACCGCCGATATCCATGCGCTTGATCTCTTTGTCGTGCTCGCGATCTTTGTCCGCGTTTTGCATGTCCATCTCTTTGAGTATGCGCTGAACTTCGGCGTCAATCTTCTTGACTGTGATCTGCGGTGCCTCGGGCTCTTGTTGTTGCTCGACCTCTTCGGGCAGGGACGCCAGGAGACTTTCGAGTGTTCGGCTCTTTGGGAACCCGCGCACGCCGAATAGGAGCAATTCCTTGACCGTCTTCATGTCAAACTGGCCAGTGCCAACGAGCGGCGACAGCTCGTTCACAAAGGTGGCAAACGCACTCAGGAACTCAATGCGTGCTTCCTTGTCTGCCTGCTCGTCGGCCAGGATTGTTGATTGCGTTTCGATCGTCAGCGTGACCTTGCGGCCAAAGTCCGTGCGCAATCGGTTGTGGATCTCTTCCCAACTCGTCTTTGGCACCTCGATCTCTTCGGGCTTTTGTGGCTCAGGGGGCATTTGACCAATCGGCATGCCCTGCTGCTGAGCCTGAAGGACAGCCTGGTAGAATTGGACCTCTTTCTCATATGCGGCCAACTGCATCTGCTGTTGCATGGCCATGAACTCACGTTCGGCTTGAGTCATGGGTAGGTCAATCTCGCAAATATCGGCAATCGTTGTGGTGTCGAACTGCTCAAGCCCGACCTCCATCATCAGCCGCAGAACATCGCGTGCGAATTCAGCCATACGTCGTTGCCGGCCGGAAATGCGCAGGCCAGCATATCGCCCTTTGATCTGCTGTGCCGTGGCTGTTTCCCCAGGATCCGAGGTTGCGCGCATCACGTCAGACACACCGGAGGCCTCGAACATTGCCGCCTTCGCCTGTTCTCTCATCGTGATCAGCGCGTTCATGGCCGCAATCATCGCCTCGATCGGCAACCACTGGATAAGATTGTTCGTGCCACCCTTTTCGAGAAACTGCATCCACTCGACAACAGGCACCATCTGGTTCTTGCCGTTGAGGATCTTTTTGACCTCGTTTTCCATGTTGCCAGGGAACAAGCCCGACACACTGAGCGTGTGCAAAATGCTGTTCAGCTTTTTGGTCGCAATCTCAACTTCTTCGGCTCGCTTCGCATAAAACTTGATGTCAGGGCGCGGGTTCAGGCTTTGCCCCTTGGTCGTTGCCAGCAAGGGCCGCGGCATTGGGTAAAACTTTTCGAGTCCAAGCGGATCCGGAACCCTGTCCAGGACGTCCCCCTTGTATGCACGCGACCACCAAATGACTTCGCCCGTCTCTTTGCTCCAGATTTCGCAGACAGGCGCTGTGTCAAACGGGCTTGGGGATGGCGTACCGGTGTCAGAGTCCGCAGTGAGCGCAGAGATACCGCGATCTTCATCCTCATCGGACAGCCCGCGCTGAGCGTCTTTCAGGCCCACATCATCGAATGCCATCCGCTCTGCAACATCCACCCCGAAACGGTCTTCGACCTGCTTACGGGTCATCGGAACCTCAAATGCCAGCCAAGGCATGACGTCCCAGGACTGGGCTGGCGCAAGAATAAGGCGGCGCCAATCAACGGCGCGTGGCACGACCTCTTCGCTCACCTTCTCCTCGACAATGACCGTCTGCCCGGTCATCGGATCGACATCATGCCTTTCCGCGATATCCACCTTGTAGAGGATGCGGGCCGCCCCGCGGCCTGCGATATTCCAGTCGTCACGCGCGTGGATCATCGGGACATCAAAATCGGTTGTGTCCAGGAAATACGATGCAAGCCTCTGGCCAACCTCTGCGCACATCAGAGCTGTTTCATCGTTGGACTTGGCATCCCCATGGAACCGCCGGCGCACGACCGGTTGCGGGGTCTCACTGTACGTCAGGGGGCCGAGCACATCGACATTGGCGTGAATCAAACCGGTCTTGTCATCCACCTGGTTCATCTTTGATGACTCTTCCTGGTTTCCGCCCCGTCCCGGATCGTTGTCCGGACCAAAATACAGGCGCTCACACTCTAGGGCTTCGATGCGCCAACGGTTCTCGTGCGTCAGTGCTGACTTGATTTGCGAGTCCCAAAACATCCAGTCAGCGCCAGGCCCCGACTCTTCTGGTGTTTCCGGTTCAATGTCGGGCAGGTCTTCCGTCACACCCTCGTTGTAGGGCACGGCGTCAGCGCCATCAGCGCCGATTGCAAACGCTGATACGATGTCTGGGCGTCCTGCCATACTGTGCCTCAATCCTGCTGGTTTTCGTGCCGAGAGAATAGATCATTTAGGGTCTCGCCGTGCGGCGATTTTGGCGGCGCGGCGGGTTCACCCTCAATGATCTTGTCCAGGTATCGGCCAAACAGTGTAGCGGCATCGACTGTGTCGTCATGTGGCGCAGTCGGGAATTGCATCAGCTCTTGCTCGAATGCATCCAAGTGAGCCAGGAAGGTCTTCCTGATCTCCGTGCGATGCGGAAGGAACATTTTGCCCATTTCCGCCATGCCCAGAAGTCCTTGTGCGCGCTGCTCTTTGCTGGTCGAGCTCGTGAGCTGGACGCGGCTTACGAAAACCTTCTCTTTGCGCATCATCATTTTAATGAACGGGCCGACACCAGACATGATCTGACCGGCCTCTTCCACCGATCTCAGCGGTTTCCACTTTTTGCAAAGGCGGATCCACTCACGGATCCAGACGTCAGACGTTGTACGCCCGCGCCACATGTCCAGAAGATAGATATTGTGATCCTCATCCACACCCCAGACCATGTGGACAGTGTAGTCCGGATTTGAGGCGCCGGCCTCCGATGTGACCGCGTAGTCGCTGGTGATGTAGATCCTGAGGCGCGCGTGATCCAGTCGGCCAGGGCTGTAGCGCTGGATATGATCCGGCGTAAACATAAGGCCATCTTCTGGGCTCGGTCGCTGTTGATAGAGTGACGACCAGACCCAACCGCCACGCTTTCGCATGCCCCCGAGTTTTGCCTCTCCAAATTTTTCGGGCCAAAGCCAATCTCCGATGGACCGGCCAAGCGGGTCATCATCGTGCTCAGCCACGGCCGCCAGTGACAAGACAAACCACTTTTCGCCCGTCTCTCGATCGCGATACCACCCCGTCCGACCATCGAAACCCTCTGGCAGAATGCGACCAGCCGGATCATCCATGTGCCAGCGCGTGAAAACAATAAGCTGCTTTGCGCGACCCTCCAAGCGGGACAGAAGGTCAGTCCGGTAGGTTTCCCAAGCCTCTTCGCGCATATGCGGCGACATCGCGATCTTTCGACCTTTGATGATATCGTCCATAAACAGCCATTCAGCCGGGTTGCCGTGTTGATTACCCCCGAACATGCCAAAGCCGTTGTACTCACCGCCCTGAGGTGTCGCGAAGGCCTCCTTTGCCTGCGTGTCTTGAGCAAGATGGACTCCAGCGAATGGCCATTCCGGTTGCCTGGTACGACCGCGAACCTTCCCGCCTAGCTTTTTGGCGAAACGCTCGGTGTGAGCCACCGACATGAGTTTTGAAGTAGGGTGCCGCCCCAAGATCCAGCTCGGGAACAGGTCTGAAAACAGCGTGGTTTTACTGTGCCGCGGCGGCATGAAGATCATTGCGCGATCTACAACGTCTTCTTCCAGTCTCTGAGCCAGCTTGCACGCAAGCTTGATGTGTGGCGGCGCCGAAAATCCGGTCATGCGCTCGTAGTAGCGGAGGAAAGACCGCTGTGACGCGATCCTGTCTCTCTCGTCTAGGAGGGCTAAAAGCTCGGCTTGGCCGTCCATTCTTCGCTCTGGCCCTTTCCAAATGTCGCGATCGGATACGGATATATCGGGTATACGCTACCCGGATATCCCCCCGGTGGATCCGCTAGCGGCATCGGCATCGGAGGCGCCGGTTTTGCCTGCTGCACCAGCATATCGTAGACCTCGCGCGGGACCAGCACGTATCCTTCGGGAATGTCCATCACCACAGGTCCTCGCTAAACAACTCGCCATCCATCGTCGCCACCTGTCCCGCCTTGAACGCAATGCGATGCGCCAAACGGCGATGTGCGAAAGTGCCGCTTGATGTCAGAAACCCTTGCTCTCCATCCATTCCAAGCCGCCCGATCAGATCAGCGTGTCGCGCCGGTTTCGGCATAGAATACGTGACGCCATCAATTCGCAGTGCCGCCGCAACAATCATCACTCACCCTCGCTTAACGAGACCGCGCCTTTCGCGCGCGGGCCTCCTGAATGTCCCTTGGTTCAACCAGCGTCAAAAGTCCGTTGGTTCTTTCCTCGACCATTTTGGCCGCCCGGGCAAAGCCATCAATCAGCCCCTCATTATACCCCCGAACCACCGGCGACAGGTCTTGTCGCTTGGTCCTACCGGTGAGCGTGTTTTGACCTTCATCGTGAGACATCACTCACCCTCGCTTTTGTTGACGTGCTGGCACCACGCCTTGAACCGCCGCCGGGCGGCCTGCGCGGCCTCAGCTGTGCGCCCCAACACAAAGCCACGGCAGCCGCAATCAGGACATGACTTTTGCGGCAAACCCCACCGCGCAGGCCAATCGAAACCGCAAGCACTGCAAGCGCAGTGACCAACCACAACCATCACTCACCCTCGCTTTTGTGCAGCCGCCATAGCAGCCAAAATTGCCATGCTTTGCCCAGTCAGGCCCACACTATGAACCGGATCGATCATCATGACACGCTGACGCTTCGGCTTTGATTGCGTCGCCTCTGCTGCCCGCTTTGTCTGACGCTCTTTGCGCTTGTTTTTCTTTCTGGGCATCAAACAGTCTCGCCATTGAGAAATTCTACAATCTGCTTTGCGATGGAGTCGCAGTATTCACCGTGGACCTCAATCTTTGCGGCGTGACCGGGGCCGTCGATAGTTTGCGTGGGCAATGTGTCGAATAGAAAGGATCCAGAGACTAGCGGTCCAAGTTGCCACCTGTCTGACGCGGGACTGCTGTCCTCGCGCGCATCGATCAGTTGACTATATGTCTTCGCCATGACCTACCTTCCGCTAATCAAGAGCTTGATGCGCGCCAGCCAGACGTCTTTCTGCCTGTCGCTGTATTCGCCCCAATAGGACTGGTGGACTGCCTCTGCGAGCGCGCGCGCCGCCTTTTCGATAGCCTCGTCAGTCAACGGGTACGGATGGTCTTCGGGCATGCCTGCCATTGTCAAAGTATTTGGCACGCCCATATTCGGGACGACCGAAACGGCGCGATCATCCCACAGCTCTGTCATGCCATAGTCTTTTTCGCAGGTCACTTTCAGGCGGTATCCGATATGTTTTTCAGACCAGTCCTGTATCGCCTTGATTGTTGAGGATTCAGCGCGCCAGGCGCGTGCCGTGAAGATGCGGACCTCAATGTCAGACTCACACCAATCGCGCACACGCTCTACCATCGTGGCAATTGGTTCACCTATATGATCGGGCCCTCGCCACCAATCGTAGTGAGCCAGCGTTCCGTCCAAATCTACTCCAATCCATTCTTGCGTGCTCATAACCATCAACCTTCCCTCCTAAGAGTATGCACCACCATGTCCAGCTTTTGCTTGGCTTGATCAGCAAAAAGCTGAGGCTTTCATCACTCACCCCACTTCATGATATTCCCCAGCCTGACCGCGAGCAGCTTCGCCCGACCGATCTGATATTTCCGCCAAGTGTATTTTCGCGGATACCGCCGATACGACAAGCGCAGCCAAAGCGGGTCATCTTCGGAGATGTCAAATGCCCTGAGTCTTTTTCGGGTCAATCGTTGGCCTCGCTTTCAGCTCTGCTGGGTGGCTGGCTGGACAAGAACCAGACAACCCACGCCACACCTGAATTGAAAGCCAGAAACCCGATAAAGATGGACTTGAACGCGACATGCATTTCCGCGCCGTCAAACATTAGAGCGACGGCCATAAAGAAGCCGAGAAAAGCGCCGATGGCGAAGTACAGAACCCACATCACCCATTTAACTCCTTGAACGCCGCATTGATTGCCGCGATGGCCCAGTCATCAACCAGCAGAGACCCGCTTATTGCGCTGTCCCTCTGCCCGCCGTGGCGCATGTTGCGGATCAGGGTTTTGCAGTCGGCGATCTGTTTTAGCTGGTCAGGGGTCATACCTTCACCCCCATGCGCTTTGCGATGGCCATCAACTTGACCAGCCTTTCTGCGTCGGTGCAGTCATCGACGTACTGAAGATCCTGGATCGTTCTGCGCAGGTCCGCAGCCTGACGCTCACGCGCCCTAGCGGCTGCCTCCTTGAACACTGGCGACCATGACTTCTTGGACGCAATGTCAGCAGGCAACGGGCCATCGAAAGCATAAGTCTTGCTGTCTAGCAGCTCAGCCAGCTTACTCGCCTTCCTCCAGCCCTCGCTCGGCCCCCTGGGAACCCCTGCAACACCCACCTGCCCCAATGATGACACACCAGACGGCTCTTGCGCCGCCACAGCAGCCAAAGGGCTTGCCGCGAACAGGCCGAGTATACCCCTGCGGTGCATCATGCGTCGTCACTCCGGTTGTGCCTGTCCGTCAATTCCCTGATCCGCATGTCCAGCTCTTCTTCCGTCATATTTGAAAGCGATGCGGTCGCGCCTTCGACACTCTGTTCCCCTGCCCCGAGCGCGGCTTTTTCGTCCTGCGTTTTGCGGAGATTTTCAGACCATCGATCACGTTGCCTGAGTCCAAGCCAGCGACTGGCGGCGACAGTATCGGGGGCAATCTCGGTCTTTGTGACCTCCACCACAAACTCATCCGGATTGCCTGGCATGCGGCGCGCAACCTCTTTTGTCGTCACCATTCCGGTGGCTCGACGGTAGAGTGAATGCGCGACATTGGCGTCAGCGATCTTTCTACCCCCTTCTAAAGACTGAAGAAAATCCGGGTTTTCTTTCTTCCAAGCGTTCAGGGTTTTTTCTGAGATTCCGTAAAACTCTGAAATTTCAGTATCTTTCAGGCCGAGCAACGACAATCGGAAAACCGCCTCATTCATTGACGGGTCATATTCAGTTTCTCGCCCGCGTCTTGGAAAGGCCTTGATTGGAAGCAGCTTTGCCTTTGCCATCAAACCATCCTTTCGAATTGAGCTGTGATACACCAGCCCATGCTGGCACTTCTTTCGATCATTTTTTTGCGTTGCAGGTAACGCATCATGTTGATGCTCGCGCTATCGGATATTCCCATTCCATCGCGGATTGCCCGAACGGCCGACATCCCGGCCTGGCGGTGCTTGATGATCTTCAAAAGGCTGTAGTCTGTTGCTGAGAGTTTGCCATCCATGATGGCACGCGGCGCGAATTGCCCCTTGGTCCTGGTTGCCGTGTAGGCTGTTGACCTGCCTGAAGCCAATGACAGCGGGTGTTGACCTGGAACAATGTATCCGGTTTCGGTCAGGATCTGGACAGTAAGAGCAATGTTGTTCAGGTCCGGTGATGTTGCCCTGTCAGCGCCAATCTGTCCGATATGATAGATGCAGACGTCTTGATACTTTGATGCGCGGCACCAGGTCAGAAACTCTTCTATGGTTCCAACCGTGGACTGGAATGCAGCGCGCAATCCAAATCGTGTAGTGGTGATCACCTTGCGCTCGATAGGCGCCGGGGCTGGCCTTGGCTCTGGCACGGGGGGCTTTGGGGTTTCCTTTTCAGCTTGAGCTGTTACCCGGTTGATCACTTCGTAGGTGTTGGGCTTGCGGCCCTTCCCCGGAGTCCTCACCCTGATTTGATCGGTATCAATCAGATCAGAAATTGCCGCCGAAACACCGTTTCGCGTGTGCCCGACGCTATCGGCGATCGTCTTTGTCGATGCTGAAACAATACCTGATTCATCAGCATTTTGACAGAGCCAAATCAAGGCAAGAGCTGCAACACCCGTGGATTCCGTGTGTTTTAGTGCTTCAATCATCTTCACATTCTCCGACCCAGGCAAAGCGCCCATCGCTTTCGCAAATCTCGGCATGGCCACGGGTCAAGGCGTCATGCCGCCAGTCCGGTTCGACAAGCCAAACCCAAAGCAAGTAGCTGAATGCCACCAGCAAAGACATGCAGACCACCGTTGCGATGGTCAGCAATGTGCTCACGAGTTGAGGCAAACGGTTGAATGCGCTCGGGTCCATTTCAATTTCCTTTCGAAGTCTTTTTTGACTTCGGTGCTTGCCCGACATGATAAGTCCCGCATATCGCGCATCTGTATGCGCAAAAGTGCGCCCTGTGTTTGCGGCCCATACGCGATGCGATTTTCCGTGCAACACCAGCGGTCAAATGGTCCTTGCCTTCACACATCGACTTTCTGGCTTCTGAGACAACCTTCAGCCGACGCTTGGATCTCATAGCCAGGGTTCTGCCATGAGTGACACAGGGCTTGAGTAGTCATGCTTGTGCCTTCTGAACACGCGGCGGTATGGCTTGTCATCGACAGGTTGAGGGCGGGGCGATACGTATTTTTTGCCTGTCGCCACATACATCGATCGCGACTTGTTTTTCGGATCTCGGTAGGTTTTCAGGTGCCCGCTTTCAACAATCGGCTGCACGACATAGCGCGCAGACATTACCTTGACCTTGAGGATACTGGCCATCTCGTGGGTGCTTTTGGGCTCAGCCATTTCTACGAGAAAGTCTGTCCAGTCCCTTTGTATCGGCGCTTTTAACGTCCTTTTCAGCGGCACCACATCGCCTTTTTTGTAAGGCTTTTTGGTGCGTTCATAGATGTTGGTGTTCCGTTTTTTGCAATAGTAATGAACGATATGGCCACTGGCCAGCAACGGGCGCAGGTGGTAGCGGATCGCAGGCACGTTGCGCCCCATTGCTTTAGCAATTTCGGCGCCTGTCCGCGGGGTTTTGGTCAACTTCAGGATGTCTGAATAGTCCGAATTGTCTGTCATTTCAGGATCTCCTCAGTTTCACGATCAACGCCCAAAGCTTCAGACCATCCGCGTAACCAGATCAGCGCTTCAGGCCATCCGTCCCCCGAAAGTGCGTGTGGCGCATGGTGCTTGACCCACATGAACGCATCCAGCCTGTCGCAAAACTTGGCGCGGCTTTTTTCGATGTCTGATAGGTTCGCTGGGAATGGCCACAAAGCGAGACGCGCCCTATCCTCTTCATCCGTGGTTTCGTGCGGGCGCTTGTGTGTCGGTGGGTGATCCCCGACAACGCTCTCACCGTCATCGTGTGTCAGCATGTACTGAATCAACGCTGGTGAGCTGTTTGGCCACAATGCCAAGAGCAACCGCGCGCAGCGCCCGCTATGTGCGTCTATCGGATCCACCGTGTGGCACAGGTCGGGGTTTGCGTGCCATCGACGGACAAAGCCCGCGCGGAAAATGGCGTTGATACGTTGAGTCACGGCTGGTGCTCCGTTTCTTTGATCTTCGCGGGCTTTGGATTTGCGGCGATTTCAGCCAGCGCTTGCACCTCAGCGGTGCGCGCTGGTGGCTTGCACAGCCGGTATCGGATGATTGGCTGATACTCACGATCACGGCAGACGCGCAGACGCTTCCCGGACAGCCACTTGCGCCGCCAACGCCATGTCCAGCCCGGGTTCAAATCGGTAATGCAGCCTTGCGCCTGCTCGAGTGGAGTCTTGTACCTAGCCCCCGTTTCGCTTGACCACGTAGTTTGGAGCACCTCCCCCTTTTGCAGATCAAGGCTGTAGGGGAATCCTTTGCCGTCGTGATCGATCCATGGTCCGTAGTTTTCGTCAGTCATGAACTTCTCCCAAAAAAAGCGGCCTGAACCGGCGCATGGCTCCAGATACTTCGCCCCAGGTTCGATATGGCCGAGCAATGGGGATACAGCCTGAAAAGGCGTGTCGTAGCTGTCCCGCTCTCGGCGTGGGAAATCGCTCCGTTTGCCCATCAGGCCTGAGACTCCATGTCCGGACGTCTGGCAATCTCTTCGACCATCTGAAGCTGGAATGCGTAGGTCGGGTCGCATGCGCTCATTTCTTGCGCCCTACGGACAGCGTTCAAGATGCTGGTGTGATCACGCTGAAAGATCGACCCGATCTGATTGAGAGACTTTCCACAGCACCGATACGCAACGTTGATTGCGGCAAAGCGAGGATTCACAAACTCGACAAACCTGCGCTGGCCCGTAATGTCCTCTTGCCGGATGTTGAAAACGGTGCTGGCGCTGAGGACCACTTTCGTGATGGATGGATTGTCGGATCTCATTTCGCTTCCTCCAATTTTTCTAGGAAAGCCAGGCCAGCTCGACGCACTGCATCGACGGGGCTTTCCGCCATGCGCTTTGCTTGAGCGATCTTGGCATCGAGGCTGTGTTCCCGCTGCGGCTCTGGGTAGTCGTTCCAGCGCTCGTCATTCAGCCAGGAAACCGCATGGGCGATGTATTGCGGCTTGTTGCCCTCGTTCTCGATCGCGTAACTCTTGGCGCTTGCGATGATGCGCTTCGGGTCGGTGCCTTCAGCGATGACTTCGTTGAACACTGCCCGAGCATCTTCACGCCGTGTTTCGACGGTTCGCGGATGCGCTTTCCAAAACTTTTCGAAAAAATCTGTGTGTGGGTCGGCTTCCGACACACAAGGTTCCTTTCCTGGTTCTATTCCAGGGTTCTCTATGGTGTCCGGATTCCGGACACGGTTTTGCTGTGAATCCGGACACGGTTTTGCTGTGAATCCGGACACGGTTCCATGTCCGGTTTCTGGACACGGAACCGCTACATCTTGTGTTGGCTCATCTACATCTTGTGTCCGTGTCCGATTTTCGGACATGGGGAATTGAGGCTCATTGAACGACAAAATATAGCTAGTGACTTCCTGCTTTCCGGTCTCTTGATTGACCGATGACAGCCTCCGAATAAGACCCCTTTCCTCTAGGATTTTGAGGTGTACGTTGATGGTGCTGCGGCTGACTTGCAGGTCATAAGCCAATGTGGCCTGACGTGGGTTGCATTGGCCTGTGTGGCCATTGTGGCAGTCTGCCAAGTGCCACAAGAGAAGCTTGGTCGTAGGGCTCAAATCGCGCTGTTTGATCGCCCAATTTGTCGCCGCATGACTCATAGAGTGACCTTCAAAATTCGGGCGCGATCCATTAATGCAGCGCGCTCCCCAGGCATGGGCGCGCGGGCCTTGATCTTGAATACCGCCCAATGCCAACCGCAGAGCTCTCGCGCCCCGAGTTTGGCAATCAGTGATAGTTTTGATCTGATATCTGCACTGGTCATGCTAAACCGTGGCGCTCACCTTCTACAGTGAGCGCCCCCTGTGAGTTAGTAGGTCTGGAAAAGCGGAATCTTGGTGTAAAACCCGTCAAGGATCGACTTTTCGCAGTGCTGGAAAGCCAGCTTTTCCAAGATTTCCCGCTCACTGATGTCGAATTTGAACCGCAGCTTGCCGTCCTGAATATCGAAGCGGATCCGTACCACAATATCGTCGCTTTCTTCGCCTTCGAACACTGGCGTGCGCAGAACGACTTGCTCGGGCAACTGAAGACTACCTCGGGCCTCGTTCTCTTCCTGATAGAGGAATTGACGCGAGCCATCGTGCAATCGCGTGCTTTGCTTAAACTCGACCCGCTTCAGGGCCTCGAACGACATGATCACATCCATCATGGTTGCCGGATCTGGCTTCTGCAAATCAGACGCGCGCTCTTCAAGGAAGATGCCCGCGTCTTTCTGCGACAACCAGCGCCCGTCAATCTCTCGCCACTTGCTGTAGCGGTGATCAAAGATGGCCTTGAACCCTGCGGTATGATCGCAATGCGCCGGCAACGCGTTGTGATAGTCGATATTCACGGTGACTTCGAACGCGCCTGGAGACGAAAAGGCAACGGTTTCTTGAGTTGAAAAACGGTTCACATATCCGCACAAGGATTCAACTGTCCTGAACTTTGGGTGCGCTTGGATACGGTTCGGACAGTCCTGAAACCGCTCCAGGCTTTCCAGGCGAAAATCATCAGGAACAACCGCAAAATTTGAGCCTTTTGAAGGGTCAAACCGCTCATAAGCACAAAGAGCGAAAGCGGCCTCTCTGGTCGCCATAATGTCATGAGATTCCATAGCTTAACCTTCCCGCTCAAGCAGCGAATTTTGCACGTATTGCGGTGCGTTTCTGGTAAGGTCGCCCTTGCCGTCCTGGTAAAAAAACGACTGGCCAAAATTGAGCTGTGGCGCGGATGCCTTGATCTTTCCCGTAACGGCAAATCCGGTGTCGCCGTTGGGTGAAACTTCAAGCGTGAATGTGATCGTACCTTTCTTTCCGGTGCGGTTGACCGCGCTCATCACTTCGCGCAATTGCTGGTCGGCAACCTCGATCGCGTGACCGCCATCGATCCGTCCAATGGCCATTAGAAAATGGCTGTTTCCTTCAGGCATTACTTTTCCTTTTCTTGGGGGTTAATCTTCGGCCCACCAGCGATCCGGCATGCCGCCATCCTGGTTTTCAGGCTTTTCGCAGTAGCAGGGGATTTGTGCTGAGAATGAACTGGTGCGATGACGCATGCCCTGCACCATGTTTCGAGTAACACCAAAATCCCGCGCAACACGCGTAGATCCTTGGTTTTTTCCCTCCAAAGCGTAAAGCATCTCCAGACGGAAAATGTCTTCGTCGCGATCATCATCGCGGATGTATCGCCGCCTCATTTGCTGTGTCATGTGATACCTCAAAAGGCCCCGGCAGGATGGAGACCTGCCGGGGAAGTTTGTTGACGGACAGTCAACAGGGAGGATGGGACCAAACATCCGCTACGCGGTCCCGATACGTGGCAGTGAACATGCGGATGAATTCTGTGAGTGGTGGTATTCATTCGTCATCAACCTCCCATGGGAAGATGACACCTGGCTCGCGGGACATGATGTATCCCTCGCCCCAAAGAACCCGGATTTTCACCTTGCCGCACAGTTTGATGCGCATGCGGCTTATGTAGACCTTGACGATTCCAGCATCCGGCGGGTTCGCCGCGTCGATCAAAACGGCAGTAAGCGCCTGATCGTGTGTTAAAAGAGTGCCTTCCCGCGCATGCAGCGCTGAAAACAGACGTCGCTCAGCGGGTGTCAAACTAATGTCTGGGAATATGCCCCACTCATCCTCTGGATTGCCCACCAGCTCTTCAACAAGACATGTCAAAAACTCGACAGCGTCGGCGACTTTCATCTCACTGACAGTTGAGCGAACAGATCGCGATAAATCGCGGGACTGTTTGAACTTCAAGCCGAACTTTTCAGTCGCGCGGCGCACGGCTCGACGGCTGTAACCGTATGACGTAGCAAACCCATATTCCGTTTGATTGTCATTTATCCCACCGACAATAGCCGCATATGGGATCTCGGGGGCTCTACTAACCACTCCAAAACCCCCTTCGGATCGTGCGCGCGGCCACAATAATTTCGGTAGACGACTTGTTAACCTTTTCGCTGGTCCCCACGTTTTCAGCAGGCAAGAGACCTCCGAGCATTAGGACGCCTCCGAAAGAGGGGCGGATGACGGAGATTTAAAATTGAAAGCTGATTCAGGGCACTCAATACCCTTTTGCAAGCTCATGTCCCGGATGACCGGATACCATGACGGAGGGAACGCCCCGCGCGCCAGAGCGTTATTCACTGCGGTCGGGCCAACCTTTAGCTGTCGCGCAATGTCTGCCTGCCCCAATTTCTGGGCTAGATCACGGGCGGATTTGATCTGA